GGTGTTGGGTCTGAGGTTTTCAGCCCCGTTAGTTTGGGCAGGAAAGCCATCGGAATTGAACTGAAGGACAGCTACTACAAGCAAGCTATCGCCAACATGAAGGAGGTCGATAATAGATTTCCGAAATCTAACGTAATAACGCTTTTCTGAATTAAAATTGCAGAATGGAAACAAACTGGAGAACCGCGCGTGGTGAACATCGCCTACGCAAGCCGATCAGAAACGTCAATCACGATGCCCGCATAACCCCAACGGGTGAGGGTTTCGACTGGCAGATATTCGTTCAGACGGGGCCGCATCGGTGGACACCTGTTGGCAAGGTTGAGAAGGCTGCGAACCTGCGCATTGCAATGGCGCAATGTGAGGATGCCTTGTTGCGGATTCGTAGGCCGAAAGTGTATGAAAAAAGCGAACAAGATGCAGATTGAAGGAACCGTCCGACACGTTGGACAAACCGAATCGGTCGGATCGAACGGGTTTCAGAAGCGGTTAATTGTGGTTGAAACAGCCGACAAGTATGACAACCTCTGCCCGATAGAGTTCAAAAAGGACAAGTGCGCTTTATTGGATCAGGTCACGGTCGGCCAACGTGTGACCGTTGACGTGAACATCGGAGGCCGCGAATACAATGGCCGTTACTTCCCTTCGATCACGGGGTGGAAGGTAACTGTTGCCGAACGGATGCAGCCGACAAAGATGGAGCCTGTGCCGAACGTACCTGATCCGATCAGTACCGATGATGATGATGAAATTCCATTCTGACCACATGAACTGTCAGCCGACAGGACTGCTAAACGCGGGCAAAATCAACGTGATATATAAGCACGAAGACCCTTTGCATCCTCCCCTGCGAATGAGCTTTTACGGAAAGCCATACTACGAAAATAAGCACCCGATATTTTACGAGTGCATAGCTAACTGCCCAATGGCAGAGCATGAACTAAGAGGCGCAAGCACCTTGTACCACTTGTTTAACAAGGGCAATCTGGTCTATGTTGGCATCACAAAAAACACTTGGCAAAGGCTAAGTGAGCATCACAGAACCAAAAAAGGTCTATGGGATGCGTTCGTGATTTTTGGGACTGATGGCATGTCGGGAGATTTTGTGAGAGAAATGGAATGTAATATTATATCTCAGCTTAACCCAGTTTTGAACACGCAATGGAAGTGGCGAGTTTACAACCATCACAGGACGTTCTGACCGATGAAGTAAAAAAGCATCATTCATTCTGGATCAGAGATTATGAGCAAGCGCACCCCGAAGGGCCACACCGTCTGCCGCTACCTGGCAGACCCCGACTACAACACATGGCCGACATGCACACTCGCGCGGCACATCTTCAGCGCGCACCCTGACACGTTCACAAGCGAACGCGCGACAAGGGAACTGATCCGAGCGTACCGTGGTCAGCACAAGGGCAAACGATCAATCAAACCGATTGACAATCAGCCTCGCGGATACTACGCGACCCTGCATGGAGAGTCGTGTCATTTCAGGATGAGGACGATGCGCGGCAACTGAGAATTTAGTATATTTGCAGGGTCGGAGTGACGATCTGACCATCATAAGACTCAATGAACAACAACAGCAACAACTTACAGGGGTAAAAACAGCGGAGGTCGGTCATTGAGCAGGCCACCGCTTACGCGACTCGTCACCGCGCCCCTGCATTTTTTCACATGGCACAAGATAGCTTTGTGATGTACCGCTCTTTTCTGAGCGGACTCAAAGACCTACCAGACGCTGAAAGGCTTAAGCTGATTGACGCGATAGCGGACTACTGCCTTGACGACAAGGAGCCTGAATTGACGGGCATACATTCTACCTTGTGGCAGTTCATGCGGCCTCAGTTTGATGCCAACAAAAAGAAACGGGCGCAGGGTGCGAAGGGCGGTAGTTTCGGCCATCTTGGAGGCCGACCCAAAACCCCAAGAAAACCCCAAGAAAACCCCACCGTAACCCCAAGAAAACCCCATCAAAACCCCATCAAAACCCCTAATGTAAATGATAATGTGAATGGTAATGTAAATGAACATTCACATTATCAAGAACCCCGACCCCTTACAATCAACCTCGAACCGAACACGGGCACACCCCGCAGAAAGAACATCCTCTATTACTCATTCTCAAGTGTGACAGCGGATCAGTTCTTTGAGTCATTATCTGAAAACACCCCGACATCGAAACTATGCGAGGAACAGGCAAAGGAACTGGGCATCAAATTCCGCACGCGCAAATACCTTGTGCCGCATATCAAAGAGGTGTTTAAGAATTGGATGGTATCTGGCAGACTTGAGTGGCTTACACCCGAACGGTTCGCAGAGGTCACGCCTAAGAATATGCCTCAGTTCATGCATCTACCTGGCCTTACCGTTGACGAACCGAACAATCCGACAGCATGAGGCGCACACTTGACCAATGCGTGAGCGAATTACAGCAGATTCGCGACTCAGACGTTCAGCGCGGTGAGTACATCGGGTTTGAGAGCCTTGACGAGCACGGCGGCACGTCTGGTAAACCGTTCATATCCATTCGCAAGGGGTTTCCCGTGTACATCGCAGCCATGCCTCACGCGGGCAAATCGGAATGGCTGTTTGAAATGCTTATCAACCTGTCCACGTTCAGCAAGTGGCGGCATTGTATCTATTCAGGCGAAGAGGGGAACGCAGCAGAAATCTACATCCAACTGGTAGAAAAGTACATCGGCAAGCCTTATCGAAGGTATAAGCAACGAGGCGTATTGAATGGCTACGCGATGAGCGAATCAGAGGCGGAACAGGGCCGATACTGGGTGAGTCAACATTTCTTTGTGCTATCGGACGAAACAGACTACACCCCCGCTCAATTCTGTAAAGAGGTCGCGGCATGGGAAAAGGAGCTTGGGTTCTCGTTTGACACGATGGCCTTTGACCCGTTTAATGACTTTGTGAAAGACCTAAAGCCATACGGGAATAGGGTAGAGCTGTGGCTTGAAGATGAGTTGAAGCATTGGCGAAGGGAGTGCAAGTCGCATAATCGCGCAGGGTTCCTTGTTAATCACATCGCGCAGATACCCGCTGAAAAGGACAAGGAAAGCGGCAGGCGGTTCATCCCGATGCCTGAGCCTACGGAGTGGGCAATGGGCCAGAACTGGTATCGCAGGGGGTTCCTGATGCTGACGCTATGGAGGCCACCCGCTGACATGCTCAACCCCGATACTGGCATACCATACGCGAACAACGAGGTCATTATCGCGGTGCATAAGGCCAAGCCAAAGGGCGTTGCGTGCCTCGGAAAGAAATCAATGTTTTGGGAATGGTCGCGATTCAGGTATTACGAAAACCTTGATGGCAAGTTGTTCTTTGCTGGTGAAGGTCGGGCGCACTTATCGGCACTAAAGGATGTTGTGACCGATCAGGCCCGCGAGATGTACGGATATGCAAGCGGTCGGAATTTGCCGCAGTCACAGGAACAAAACGATAATCCGCCTTTCTGATGGACGAAATTCAAGACTTCGAGACGTTAAGCCTGTTGAAGCAATTCAGCCGATTCCTGAGTGAATCGGGCAAGGATGAGCGGGCGCATGACATGGCCTACGTCATGCTGACTGCCGCGCTGCGAATAGAGCAACTGAGACATCAGACGGCAGACCTTCGCAGAAAGTGGGCGAAAGCAGAACTTGAGGCCAGCACACAACAGGGCCGCGCGGTCGTGGCCGAACGCAAACTACAACGATTGATAGATCAGATGCCATGAGTAAGCACTACCCCATCGGCCACAAATGGACAGACTCGCTCCGAAACAGGTACGAGATCACATCGGCATATCTCATAATTGGTGGATACCACTATCACTTGCGGATCAATGGCGAACGGGTCATGGGTCTATGCGGTGGCCCCGAACTGGTGCCGCACAAGGATATTGATAAGCTCGTAACGGGTCGCGATGTTTCTGCGATCGAGGCATATGTAACGAACAGACCTAAAACAATGGCGGACGCGCTAAGAATGAATCAGGCGCGGCATGGCACATTATACGTGACGAGATGAAACACCTCGGACTATTTGAGGGGATAGGCGGTTTCTCACTCGCGGCACGCTGGGCGGGCTGGGAAACCGTGGCATGGTGTGAATGGAACGAATTTGGTCAACGTGTTTTAAGACATCACTTTCCTAACGCAACAGGACATGGAGACATTACTCAAACAGACTTCACTATTTACAGAGACAGAATCGACATCATCACGGGTGGTTTTCCGTGCCAGCCATACAGCCTCGCAGGGAAACGCCTGGGAAAAGAGGATGAACGCCACTTGTGGCCCGAAATGCTTAGAGCAATTCGGGAGGTTCGACCGCGCTGGGTTGTGGGCGAGAACGTTCTCGGCCTTGTTAATTGGTCGGGGGGATTGGTATTCCACGAAGTGCAAGCTGACTTGGAAGCTGCGGGGTACGAAGTATTCCCGTATGTACTTCCAGCTTGTGCCATCAACGCCCCCCACAGACGGGACAGGGTTTGGTTTGTGGCCTACTCCCGACACAATACAGAGAGGAAGGCCGGAAGTAGCACAAATGATGAAAGAAGCAAACTTACCACTATACACACGGAGGGACAAGGGCGGAAATGCGAGGCAGTTTTCAATAGTGGACTTTGCGATTTACAAGGGGCTACTTCCAACACCGACTTGTCAGGACGCAAAACAGAAGGAGAACAGCCCAAGTCAACAACACAAGATTCAGGAATTGGCGATTTGCGTGGCGGGTGGCAGCGGTTTCCAACTCAATCCCCCGTTTGTAGGAGAGATGATGGGATTTCCCCCAACCTGGACGGAATTACCTTTCCTAAATGGAGAAGTGAATCAATCAAAGCCTACGGAAACGCCATAGTGC